GAACTTTCTATCCTAACGTGGCTAAAAACCCTTAAACAGGTCAGCACACAAGCGTACGAGGAATTGAATGAAAAGAATTTATGAATTTGTCTGCGTAAGCGGACATAACACCGAGAAACTAACTGATTATGAGACAGATGAAGTTCGGTGTTCAAGTTGCGGTGAGACAGCCAACCGCATAGTAAGTGCTCCAAGCGTTAATTTGGAAGGGTGGTCTGGTCATTTTCCGTCCTCATGGATGAAATTTGAGAAGAAGCACACAGACAAATTGAAGCAAGAGCAAAAAGAGAACTCCTAAGCAGAAATGCCGAGTTTAATGTCCTAGAACCGATAACGGCAGGAAAAAGGAAGAATATGTTGATTGATAAAGAAGACGAGTTGCCAAGTGAGTTAGACATAGTTGAGGAACAAAATCAACTACCCGAAGCACCGACTATCGCTGAACTTCCTGAGAAATACAGGCAAAAGAGTTTAGATGAAGTCATCAAAATGCACCAAGAGGCTGAAAAGTTAATTGGCAAGCAAGCGCAAGAGGTAGGTGAAGTCCGTAAACTGGCAGATGAACTCATAAAGCAGAACCTTAGTTCTAACAAACAACCTATTGAGCAAAGTGAGCCTGAAGTAGATTTCTTTGAGAATCCGAAAGAGGCAATTCGTAAGACAGTTGATAATCATCCTGATGTAGTAGCGGGTCGCCAAGCGGCTCATGACTTCAAAAGGATGCAGATTCAGCAGAAGTTAGCGCAAGACCATCCTGATTTTGGGCAGATTGCACAAGATACGGACTTTCAGAACTGGGTGAAATCTTCACCTATTCGGTTAGGGTTGTATGCGAGAGCAGATGGTGAGTTTGACTATGACAGTGCTAATGAGTTGTTATCGACTTACAAGCAACTAAAGGGTATTAAGGCTAAACAGACTAGCGATGCGGGTGAAACCCAACGCAAGACTAACCTTAAAGCCGCCGCAGTTGATGTAGGTGGTACTGGAGAGAGTTCTAAGAGAGTTTATAGAAGGGCAGACCTTATTCGGCTGAAGATGACTGACCCGAACCGATACGAAGCCTTGTCTGAAGAAATCATGCAAGCCTACGCTGAAGGTAGGGTTAAATAATTTAACTTATCGTTTTTTGGAGATTTAACATGGCTAATACAGCATTTTCCCCCAGTAACTCAGTTACAGTAACAACCGCTGACAAATTCATCCCTGATATTTGGTCAGACGAAATCGTTGCGGCTTACAAAAAGAACCTAGTTTTAGCAAACTTGGTTATGAAGATGAACTTCAAGGGCAAGAAAGGTGACACTGTTCACATTCCTGCACCTACCCGTGGCACTGCTAACGCCAAAGTTGCTACTGATGCGGTTACTTTGATTGCCGCTACTGAGTCAGAAGTAACAATATCTATCAACAAGCACTATGAATATAGCCGCTTGATCGAAGATATTGTCGAGGCACAAGCCTTGAACTCTATGCGTAACTTCTATACATCAGACGCAGGTTATGCCTTGGCTCGACAAGTCGATACAGACTTGGTGCAGTTGGGTCGTTCTGCAAATGGTGGTACAGCAGGAGCCGCCGCTTACGCCGCCGCCTACATTGGTGGTGATGGTACGACTGCTTATGTTGCCGCAAGCAACAACGAGTCTGCACTGACTGATGCCGCAATTCGCCGCACTATTCAGCGTTTGGATGACAACGATACTCCTATGGACAATCGTTTCTTCCTCATTCCTCCCTCAAGCCGTAACACATTGATGGGTCTTTCCCGTTATACAGAGCAGGCTTTTGTGGGTAATGGCAACGCTATCCGCACTGGTGAAATCGGTAACCTCTATGGTATCCCTGTGTTCACTTCTAGCAACGCTGATACGACTTCTGGTTCAGGAGCCGCCCGTGTTTGCTTGATGGGTCACAAGGACGCTATGGTTCTGGTTGAGCAAGTTGGCATCCGTTCACAAGTTCAATACAAGCAAGAATACCTTGCTACATTGTTCACTTCTGACACACTGTATGGTGTTGCCGCCTTGCGTAATGCCGCATCTGTTGGAGCCGCTAAGTCTTCAGCAATGTTTGCATTAGCAGTGCCAGCCTAATTGCAGTTGCGCCCCCTGCCCTAGTGGTGGGGGGACTTTTTTAAACTAATTAGGAGAAAAATTATGGCAAGTGCAACCGCTGTTGTATCTCGTAGAGGCACTGATCAATTCAGAGGTATATTCTCTGATACATGGTCTGTAACCGCTACTTTGGACTCTGCTTCTGTCGCAACTGGTGCGGCTGGTGCGGCTACTGACACTATTACTGTCCCAGGCGTTGTTTTGGGTGATATGGTTCTTGGAATGTCTGCTGGCGTTTCAGAGGCAGGTCTTGTTCGCAGAGCCTATGTTTCTGCGGCAAACACAGTAACTATTTCAACAAACAACTTAACTGGTGCGTCTGTTGATTTAGCGTCTACTACTATTGACCTTGTGATTGCTCGCATAGTCTAAAGATAAGGGGGGCTTGCTCCCCTTTCTTTTAAGGATAAATATGGCTTTGTTTCGATGTAATCAATCAGGTAATGTGGTCGAGTTTAGACAAGACTTTGACATTGCTGAGATGCGTAGACACCCAGAATACACAGAGGTTGATACTTCTGCTGTTGTAGAGGTGGCAAAGGTTGATGGAACAAGGCAGACATTAACGCTGAAAAAGCCTATGGGTAGACCCCGTAAGGAGCAGTTATGAGCGATATTGACGCTAGAGACTTTGGACGACTAGAAGCCCAAGTAGAGGTTTTACATGGTCAGGTATCGCAGTTGAGCAGTGATGTTCGTGCTTTACTTGAACTGGCAAATCAGTCTAAAGGTGGCTTTTGGATGGGAATGGTCATTGCTTCTGCATTGTCAGGCATAGTAAGTTTCTTTGCCGCAAGGTGGTTGAAGTAAGTTAATTAACTAGGAGATTGCTATGCCGATGGTTGGAAAAAAGAAGTTTGCCTACTCTGAAAAAGGCGAAAAAGAAGCAAAAGAATATGGCAAGAAAAAAGGTCTTCCTGTGACCATTATGGTTGCTGTTGGTAAGCCAAAAGGTATGCCTATGCGTGGTCAGCGCACTGCAACTAACATGATGAAAAAAATAGGCCGTGGTAAATGAAAAAGACCAAAGCACAGGCAAAGATTAGCAAAGTCATGCGTGAGTACAAGGCAGGTGATTTGCACTCAGGCAAGGGTGGTAAGGTTGTTAAGTCTCAAAAGCAAGCGATTGCTATTGCTTTATCTGAGGCTGGAAAGGCGAAGAAGAAATGAAACAAGGTTTATATTCCAATATCAATGCAAAACAAGCAAGAATTAAGGCTGGCTCTGGTGAGCGTATGCGGAAAGTTGGTAGCAAAGGTGCGCCAACTGCCAAAGCGTTTATTGAGTCTGCTAAAACCGCAAAGAAACCAAAAAAGGTGAAGTGATGAAAACTCCCGCTTGGCAACGCTCCGAAGGTAAAAATCCTAAAGGAGGGTTGAACTCCAAGGGAAGATCATCTTATAATGCGGAAACTGGTGGCAATCTGAAAGCACCAGTAAAGTCGGGGGATAATCCTCGCAGAGCAAGTTTCTTGGCTCGTATGAGTGGCAATGATGGCCCTGAGTACGACAAGAAAGGTGAACCAACTAGACTGCTTCTTTCGCTTAAAGCATGGGGTGCATCCTCAAAGGCTGACGCAAAGGCAAAAGCCAAGTCAATTTCCGCAAGGAATAAGGCAAAGGCAAGCAGATGACCTATCTAGAGTTAATTAACGATGTACTGATTCGGTTACGGGAGACTACTGTCTCTACGAACAGCGAAACCTCGTATTCCACTTTAATTGGTAAGTTTGTCAATGATGCAAAGCGTCAAGTAGAAGATGCTTTTTCTTGGAATGTCCTTGGCACAACAATTACCCTATCTACTACTTCTGGCACATATTCCTACTCTTTAACTGGTTCTGGTCAAAAGTTCCAAGTTCAGGATGTGATTAACGCCACTAGCAATGTTGGTATGAAGAATATCGACTTTGTTAGTATGAATCGGTATCAAAATTTCTCTACTCCTATAAATGGTATTCCAACAAATTTCGCTTTTGATGGCGTAGATAGTAATGGTGATACAAAAGTAACTCTCTATCCTCGTCCTGATGGCGTGTATAGCATCCCATTCTCTTTAACAGTCCCACAAGCCACTTTGAGTGCTGATGCTACTGTGGTCAAAGTACCTGATGTTTTAGTGGCTCAAAACGCCTATGCAAGGGCTTTAGTGGAGCGTGGTGAGGATGGTGGACTATCTTCCTCTGAGGCTTATGCGCTATACAAAACAATGTTGTCTGACCACATAGCATTGGAAGGCACACGTTATCCTGAGAACCAAGGATTTGTAGCGGTATGAGTCAAGGAATCCAAGTCTCTAGCATAAGCGCACCAGGCTTTTACGGGTTAAACACCCAAGATTCTCCTTTGGACTTAGGCCAAGGCTATGCTTTGGTTGCAACAAATTGCATCATTGACCAATATGGACGCATTGGCGCACGTAAAGGCTGGTCAAGAGTTAACTCATCTAGTGGCAACTTGGGTGCTAATGATGTAAAAGTTATCCATGAGTTAGTTCAGGCTGATGGCACTTTGACTGTTTTATTTGCTGGAAACAATAAGTTATTCAAGTTGGGTGCATCCAATGTTGTTACAGAACTCACCTACGGGGGAGGGGGCACAGCCCCAACTATCACAGCAAGTAACTGGCAATGTGCTTCTTTAAATGGAATAACCTACTTTTTTCAGTCTGGTTATAACCCATTGATATATGACCCAGCCGTAAGTACAACTACATATAGACGAGTTTCTGAGAAAACAGGCTATGCGGCTACTGTGCCTGATGCAAACATTTGTATATCAGCATTTGGTCGTTTGTGGGCGGCTAACACTACCTCTAACAATGCTACTGTTTACTTTAGTGATTTGATTGCAGGTCATGTGTGGTCAACAGGAACTGCTGGTTCTTTGAATGTCAACAATGTATGGGTGAATGGTGCTGACCAGATTACTGGTTTGGCGGCTCATAACGGCTTCTTGTTCATCTTTGGTATGCGTCAGATTCTTGTGTATTCAGGTGCTACTAGCCCGTCTACTATGACCTTGAGCGACACAGTTGAAGGAATTGGTTGCATTGCTAGAGACAGTATTCAGACGACAAGCACAGATGTGTTGTTTTTATCCAACTCTGGTGTTCGTTCATTGATGAGAACGATCCAAGAGAAGTCTGCGCCTGAGAGGGACTTGTCTAAGAACATCCGTAATGACTTAACTAGCGTTATTGCTGGTGAGACATTAGCCAACATTAAGTCTGTCTACTCTGAGCGTGAAGCGTTTTACTTGTTGACTACGCCTAGCATTGGTGCTGTGTATTGCTTTGATACAAAAGGCATATTGCAAAATGGCGCATCTAGGGTAACAACTTGGGATTCTATTCAGCCAACAGCATTGTTATCTCGAAGAGATGGAAGTCTATACATTGGTAAGAATGGCTATATTGGCTTGTATAGCACTTATCAAGATTACACATCTTCTTATAGGATGTTGTATTACACAAACCATGCTGATTTAGGTGATCAGAATCAAACATCTATCTTGAAGAAGTTGTCTATTGTTGTGATTGGTGGTAGCAACCAGACTGTTACATTTAAGTGGGGATTTGACTTTAAGACCAACTACTTGTCAGACAACAGCACGATTCCTACTCAGGGCGAGTCCTATTACGGGATTGCTGAGTATGGTGCAAATGCTACAACTATTGCTCAGTACAGCGATGGTATTGCTTTGCAAACGCTTGTTGTTTCTGCAACGGGTGCTGGAAAAGTTGTTCAAACTGGTTATGAGTCAGACATAAATGGAACACCATTGTCTATTCAGAAGATTGAGATACAGGCTAAACAAGGGAAACTATCATGAGTGATTACACCAAAAGCACGAACTTTGCTACCAAAGATAACCTATCTTCTGGCAATGCTTTAAAGATTGTCAACTGAGTGCGGCGGCTTCTGGTGCTAACTCTGACATTACCTCGATTACTGGTCTAACTACTGCTTTGACTGTTCCGCAAGGCGGTACAGGGGCAACATCAATCTCTTCTGGTGCAATTGTCAAAGGCAATGGAACTAGCGCATTGAGTGCGGCTTCTGCCTCTGACATTGTGTCTGCTATTGGCTCTACTGCGGTGACAAACGCAACAACTGCAACCAATGCAACCAATATTCTTGGTAGTTCAACTCAAACTTATCAGAATGTCTTAGGCAGTCGTGGTTTGAATACAACATACACTAACTCTACTGGCAAGCCTATTTGGGTGGCTGTGGCATGGACTGCAACAGGAAATGGTAACTATACGGCTACTGTTAATGGTGCTACTGCTTACTATACAGAGCAAGACTTATATCCAAGGGCTAACGTGGACTTCATTGTTCCAATTGGTGCTACTTATTCTGTGCAGTCTAGTGCGGGTCAAAATCCTGCCTATTGGTTTGAATTGAGATAAGAATGATTACACACCACTTTTCTGATGGACTGTATGCCAAAGAAACGCACATTAGTGCGGGGCAGATGCTCATGCAACATAAGCACAATTACTCCCATTTTGGGATTATTGCCAAAGGTAATGTGTTCATGCTACTGACGAGAAAGACCCGTCAAAAGTAGATGAAGTTTTGATTAAGGGGAATTGATATGCCATTTTATGTTGCTGGTGCTAGTTTATTAGGTGGATACCTTCAGGGGGAATCCGCTAAGAGTGCGGCTGAAACATCTGCGGCGGGGCAAAGAGAAGCGGCTCGAATGGCGGCAGATGCCTCCAGATTCCGTCCTGTCGGTGTAACTACTCGTTATGGGTCAAGCAATTTCCAAACGGATGCACAAGGTAATTTGATTGGCGCAGGATATACAGTATCTCCTGAGTTGCAAGCCTATCAAGACCAACTACAAGCATTAACTGGACAGCAGTTACAACAAGGATTGATGGCTCAACAGCAATATGCCCCATTACAAGGTGCGGCAGGTGGCTTATTTAGTCTTGGTCAGCAGTATTTGGCTCAATCTCCTCAAGAGGCGGCTCAGAAGTACATAGAACAGCAACAAAACTTGCTTGCTCCTAGCCGTGAAAGACAGTATGCACAGTTGCAAAACCAACTATTCCAAACAGGGCGTGGTGGTTTGTCAGTTGGTGCTACTGGTGCTAGACCAAGTGGAGCGCAAGGATTGGGTGCGTCTAATCCAGAATTAGAAGCCTATTACAACGCATTGGCACAACAAGATGCACAGTTGGCGGCACAGGCTCAAGCGGCTGGTCAACAACAAACTGCATTTGGTGCAGGATTGTTTGGTAGTGGCTCACAATTGCTTGGACAGTACCAACAAGGTCAAGTTGGCGCATTGTCACCATTCCAAACAACTTTGGGGTTAGGTGGAACTATTGAACAAATGGGTCAACAAGGTCTTGAAATTGGTAGTGGATTAGGTGGAAGGTCTGCAACGGCAGGTGCTAATGTTGGACAAGCATTGTTATCTGGTGGAATAAGTGCCGCTAAGACTGCACAAGCAGGAAACGCTTACAACCCCTTGGCTAATGTCTTACAAGGCATTGGATCAAATCCATATCTTGCTCAACAAATTGGTGGAAATAGATCACAAAACTATGGCGGCGCAGGTGGTGGAATAACAAGTTCAGCAATGCTTGCGCCAACATATACAGATGTGTATGGCGGTGGTCAAATACCATTAGGCTACGCTAATCTTTAAGGAGAACCAGATGGCAACAGATATAGTAGGTGGTTTGTTTGGCACTCCCGAAGCATACCAAGCACAAGAAAACAGAAGGGCATTATCACAGTCAGCAGAATTGGCTCAACAAGACCCATTTACATCTGCTCGTACTAGCCTTATTTATGGTGGTCGTCAGTTGGCTGGCGTATTAGGCGCACAAGACCCGCAGTTACAGATAATTAGCGCAAGAAATTCTATTTTGCGTGGAACAAACATGAATGATCCAAATGCCCTTCAATCGGCGGCATCTCAACTTTCTCAGATTGGAGATGTGCAAGGGGCTATGCAATTAAGTAACTTAGCACAAAGTCGTGCCGAGTCTGAAGCGTCAATAAATTTACGTGAAGCACAAGCATTAAAAGCGTCAATGATCCCCAAATTGACTGGTGATGAAAGATATATTGCACAACTGCGTAGTGTTGAAAACACTTTGCGTCAAGGAAAAACGCCTTCTGATGATGACTTATCTCAAGCAAATATTGCATCACAAATGCTTGCAAAACCAAGATCATTCTTTGACCAAGCAAGTGGACAAACTGTTGTTATTCCAGCAACTGATCCATCAAAAGCATTTCCATTGACATTCAAGCGATTTAGTGGAACGCAAGAACAAGCACCTGCGCCAACAGAAGGAGCAACAACTACTCCATCAACAACAGCGGCTAGACCATCAATGCCTACAACTGGTACTGCTACTGTTCAACAAGTAACAAGAGGGAATTTACCTGCTGGCGTTATTCAAGATGTTGCAGGTATTGATAAGCAATTAAAAGAAATAGAAAATCGTGCGCCTCAACTAGACAAGTTTTTATCAAAGATTGAAAATGGGGAAGTTAAATATAACTTAGCAACAAATGCATACGATATTGTTGGCTCTATTGTTCCTCCAATTTGGGGTGGAAAAGAAATTGGCAAACAAATTGATAAAGATGAAATTCAAAGGGCTTTGACTGCTAGGGTTAATTCTGTACTAAATGCCGCCAAAGGCGTTCAGGCAAAAGATGACGCACAACGAGCAAAGGATCAAATTGCTTCTCCATCAACATTTTTAAGTTCAGAAAGAATGGCTGGTGCAATTCGAGACTTGCAACGTGCTGAAACAAGTTTGGCGCAAGAACTTATAACTGAAAAACAAACACTTCAGTCAAAAGGACAACCAACCGCCCCGACTACTCCCACTCCATCAAAAGCAAAATCAGGAGAGTTGAGTAGGGATGAAAAAATAAATGCTTTTATTCGTGCAAATAATGGCAAACCAACAAGACAACAGGCAGAAGAGTTTTTAAAGTCAAAAAACTTACTTAACTAAGGCGGTACATCATGGGTTTATTTGATGAATGGAAAGACAAGTCTTATGCTGAAAAAATGCAACAGACTTACCTTAGTGACTTTGAAAAAGGTCAAGTAAATAAGGGAAAAGAAATGGCTGAAGGCTTAGTCCAATCCGTATTGGAACTAGGCGTAAAGGCTGGATTAACTCGTCAAGAAACACTTGATAAGTTAAATGCTCGTCTTGCACAACAACCTGATCGTCTTAGTTACGACAATAAAGTAATGGGCGCAATGGGTGAGATTGTTGGCGAACTGACAATTGCCGCACCCGCTTCTGCTATGGGTTGGTTTGGTGCTGGTGGAAAGTTGGCACAAATAACAAAACAAGGTTTATTTGGTGGTGCTTGGGAATACTTTACAAAACCCGTATTACCAACAGAGGATAGAGGACAGAAAGCAACACAGGCTGGTGTAACCTCTGGTGGTGCAACTGCTGTTTTAGGGTTAGTTGGAAGACCAATTGAAAAACTAACTCATTACGACTTCAAAGAGAACATTAAAGCGGTTAAAGATGCTTCTGCCTCATTAGGAATTAGCCCTAAGTTACTTGGTGACTTTACTGGTAGCGAATCAACTCGTGCGGCTGAAGCCATTAGTAAAGCGCGTGGTGGTGGCGTTGTGGATATGCTGAAAGACAACATAAACCAGTTAAAAACCGCTGGTGGAACAATTGAAACAAAAGTAACTGGTGGTAAGGTTTATTCAGGTAAGGCTGGTGAAAATGTTGCCAAGGCTATCCAAACTAACTATACAGATGTTACAAGAGAAGGCAATAAGTTATATACAAAGTTAGACACTCTTGCAACTCAAAACAACTTAACAAAAATTATTCCATCTGAAACAGAGATGGCTGTAAAGAATGTTGTATCTGAGTATGGCGACTTGTTTAAAATCCTTGAAAGACCAAGTTTAGAAGCCAAACTTAATTCTTTTGGTGGAAAACTTGGGAAAGAAGAAGTTAAGCAACCCGCTGGATTGATTCTTTCTGAGTCTGGTGTTCCAATTATTCCTGAGATTAAAGGGCCAGCAGAGTTCACTTTTTCTGATATTCGTAAGGCTAGAGAAGGGCTTGTGGATGCTTTGCAAGCCGCCAAGACTCAAAATAAACTTGGTAGCAAGGAAGCCATTAGGATCAATGAAGTTATTGAGGCTATGGATAGAGACATTGATAAATGGGGCCAATCTGTTGCACAAAACAAGACTGTCTCTGATGCTTGGGATGCCGCAAGAACTTACTGGAAAGGTAATGTTATTCCATTGCGTGATGCTGACTTAGCAGTAGCAATGATTAAAGACCCAAGTTCTAGTGAATTAAAGACAGATATATCCAAACTTGTTGGAAAGATTGTTTCCGCAGAGGCTACTGGTCAAGAAGGAGCAAAACGTGCTTCTATGATGGTTGCAAGGGTATTGCCAGAAGATATAAAGGCTGATGTAGCGGCGGCAACTTTCAATACTGCTCGCACCCAAGCAACTGATGCCGCAGGTAACTTTGATCCAATCAAGTTCTCTACTTTCTTACAGTCTAGAAAACAAAATCTTCAACCATTTGTTACTGAAAATCTAGATACTATGTTAAACAAATATAGTTTCCTTTCTCAGTCTATGACTCGTCAGGGTGGCGCATATGGCGGTTTAGATGAAGCGGCTTCTCAAGCAACAAGGATGGCGGCGGCTTCTGTCGTAGGTGGCCCTGCGGGTGCGGCAATCGCTTCTGTTCCAGCCAATAGGCTGATGGAAATGTTGTCTCGCTCTGCGTTTGATACAGAAGCAGGTAGAGCCATTATGTTGTCTGGAAAGTCGTTAGATGACTTTAGACCATTGTTAACTGGCGGCTTGATGTCTAATCAATTGCCAGAAGGCGTTGTTGCTACTCCTGAGTGGGTAATTCCACCTGAGTTGGGTGGTCAACCACAACCACAACTTGGCGGTCAACAAGAGGAATTTGTAATTCCAGAAGAACTTATGCCAATGGCTGTTCAAACAATGGGGTCAGAAAATGTTGCTCCAAATAGAAGTCCTTTCTCTGGAATGAATCCACAACTTCAGCCCCAGTAGGAGTGAACCATTGATCCAATCACCATCTTTGCTGGATGCAAACTTGCCTATGAAGGAATCAAGACGGCAGTTCAAGCCTATCAAGACATCAAGAAGACTGGCGGTGAGGTTGCAGGTAT